CCGGTAAACATTAGACAGAAGATAGAAGATGCGTTTGAGAAGGTTGGTGGAGAGAAGTATTTGATAGAGTTAGCTAAGAAGGACCCAAAAACCTTTGCCGTATTGTTAGGTAAGATACTGCCTAATCAAGTATCATTAGGGTCTGAAACTGGTTTGCCTGCTATATCAATCTCATTTACTCAATCAAATACGAGTAAGCTTGACAATGATACATTAAACAATATCAAGGAAATTAATGAAGAGGATGAGACCGTTCTATAAATAATACATGTTTTACGTTCGATAATGAATATTATGTCTCATTGCTTCCTTGATAAATAAGGATAACTAGTAATTCATATATGAATTCATAATTTATTACTCATACTTTGATAGGATACTGTATTAACCTTTCATACTTTGCTTACTCTATCCTTCCTTGATATATGTAATGAAGTAATGTCAAGGATACATTATGTTATTCAATGTTAGAAGAAGTAATGATAAACATAATGAGGCCTTATCATAATCTACCTCACACTATTGATAAGCTTAACATAAGATGCCAAGACACAGAAACACTTCCTATTACAAGAAAAAACCCGCCACAACCTACAAACACGGGGGTCATCTCTATACAGCACATCCAAATAATTTTAATTTTTTCACTTTTATTTTTTCTTTTCTTCTCTATTTTCTCATTTTTCCGCCAGAATTTTACAATTTTTGAAAAGGTAAGTATGGCAAATAATAAAGTTATACGCAATTCTACATCCTCCTCTACATCCTCCTCTACATCCTCCTCTACATCCTCCTCTACATCCTCAACATCCACGACAAATTTAACAGATAATGTAGCCCCCTCTATTACTTCTTCTCCTGCTTCCTCTCATGCTTCTTCTACTTCTTCCTCTTCCTCTTCCTCCTCTCCTTCTATTTCTTTAACATTACCAGACAAAGTTAAGCCTCTATTAACTACAACAGCAAGATATAGAGTATTATGGGGCGGGAGGTGGTCAGCTAAAACCGAGAGTATAGCCCGCATTCTTGTTGTTAAATCATGTCAGAGGAAGGTTAGAATTCTTTGTGCTCGTGAAACTCAGGTAGCTATTAAACAGAGTGTGCATAGTAAGATTAAAGAAGTAATAGAATTGCTAGGTCTATCTGCCTTCTTTGAGATAACTGACACTAGTATTAAGAATAGATGGGGTTCAGAATTTATTTTCTCAGGCCTTTCTGATGATGTTATTATGGGCATTAAGTCCATGAATAGTCCTGATATACTATGGTTTGAAGAGGCCAGCAGTATGTCTTGGAGAACCTGGGATAAGCTGGACCCTACTATACGTGCCACTAATGCTGAGTTATATTTCTCCCTTAATAGAGACACAGATGAAGACCCTATATCTCAGCTCTTTATATGTCAAGAACCTCCTGATAATAGTATAGTAATAGAAATGGAGTATTGGGATAATCCTTGGTTCAGTGATGAGGCCAGAAAACAGATGCAGTGGATGGCTTCTACTGACTTTGAGAAGTATCTACATGAATGGGAAGGTAGACCAGTTAATCACAGTGAAGCCTCTGTCTTTAAAGGCAAATTTATAGTAAAAGACTTCACACCCTTTATCGACCCCTCCTCCTGGTCCCCTCTTTATGGTTGTGATTTAGGATACAGTATAGACCCCACAGTATTATTAAAATGTTGGGTATATGAGGACAGGTTATATATAGAACATGAGTTATATCAGGACCATTTAGATTTAGACTTAATGCCTGATGCTTTCTCTCAAATTCCCGGTGCCTCTTCTCATATTATCTATGTTGATAATAGTAGACCAGAAACAATAGCTTTCTTACGTTTACATGGCTTTCCACGTGCTCTCCCATCTCCTAAGGGCCCCGGAAGTATTGAGGATGGTATATCAAGATTGAGAGGATTTAATAAAATAGTTGTTCATCCCAGGTGCCAGAAAACCCTACATGACTTAAAGAATTACAGTTATAAGGTAGATAAGAAGACAGGTAATGTTCTGCCTCAAATAGTAGATAAGCATAGTGATTGTATAGATGCTCTGCGTTATGCCATTACTCCCATTATTAGAAATTATAAAATGTTAGGGAAGAGTGGTCCTGATATTGGTTCTATACTCCTTGATCAATATGGCAACCCTCTTTCATCTAAGAGTAATGTTCCAGAGGGCTATCGCTTACAACAAGGCTACTCTGCTCTACGTGGTAATAGACAGTTATAATAGATAGCTATAATATACGGTTATAATATACTATAAGGATATACAATGATAGATGATACTGGTGAGGAATTAGAGGGTCTGCCACTTTTAGAGGGTATTAAAGAACGCTTTAGAAAAACTGTAGAATCATGGGATAAGAATTATAAACAGGGTATTTCTGACATTTCTTTTCTAAATTCTGATAATCAATGGCCAGAAGGGGAGCGTGCTGAAAGAGTAGGTAAGCCCACTATTGCCTCTGATCGAATTAATGCCCAGGTTAAGAGTATAGTAAATAGCCAGAGAGATAACCGGCCAGCTGTTTTAGTCTCTGCTGTTAATGATGAGGCAGATGAAGAAGTAGCTAATGTTCTGCAGGGTATTATTAGACACATCGAATATCAGAGTAAAGCTAATCTGGCATATGATACAGCTAATGAGTTTGCAGTTCAGGGTGGCTTAGGTTTTATCAGAATTAACCTGGAATATGAGGAGAATAGTTTCTCTCAAAGAATACGAATAGATGCTGTCCCTAATCCCTTCATGGTATATATAGACCCTTCTTTTAAGAGTATAGATGGTTCTGATATCGAATATGCCTTCATTGTAGAACCTATGACCTATGATGAGTTTAAACAGCAATTTCCTAAGTCTCAGTTATCCTTAATGCAGCATAATGAGTGGTATCCTGTGGCTTCTCGCTTTCCAGAATGGTTTGATAATGATAAGAAGACTACTATTGTATGTGAGTACTTCATAAAGGAGTATGAGAATTATACATTGGTTAAATTAAAGAATGGGACAGTGAAAGATAAAGCAGATTGTTCTGAGACTGAGAAGAAGAAAATTACACAAAGTAGAACAGCTAGTAGACAGACTGTTAAATGGTATAAATTAGCTTGTGGTATTGATTCTCCTGCTGAGATATTAGAAGAGACTGAGTGGGTTGGTTCTTCTATTCCAATTGTCCCAGTCTTTGGTGATGTGTTACTAGATAATGGAACCCGTGTCTTCTCTGGTCTTGTTCATAATACCAAGGAATCTCAGGTAATGTTAAACACCATTCAGACCGTTATTCTTGAACAGATAGCTAGGTCTCCTAAGAATCCATGGGTAGTTCCTGCTGGTGCCATTGAGGCATATAAAGAATATTGGGCTAATGTTAATACTTTAGATCTACCTTATTTGCCGTATGATACTAAATTGGAAGGTATGGGTCCTGGTGAATTTCTACCTGCTCCAACTAGAATGACAGCAGAACCACCAATTCAGGGCATGTTACAGGCTCTACAGGTGCTTGAGAATGATATTAAGGCCAGTAATGCTATATATGACCCAACCCTAGGTGAGAAGATGGCTAATGACCAGAGTGGGGTTGCTATTAAGGCATTACAGAATGCTGGTAACATTGCTCATTATAATTATTCTGATAACCTCTCACGTGCTATCTCTATTGTTGGTGTTCAGCTATTGGATTTAATTAGAAAGGTTTATACAGAAGAGAGAGTGATTAGAATAGTCGGTTTGGATGATAAGCATAGTCTGGTAAAAATTAATGGGCAGGGAGATACAGATGATGAGTTAACAAAAGATGGTGTTCAGAAGGTATTTGATATAACTACTGGAGAATATGATGTCAGTGTTTCTTCTGGTCCTTCATTTGCCACCAGAAGAGCTGAAAATATGTCATTCCTTGTTGAGTTGGTGCAATACTCTCCAAATACAATGCAGTTTGTTATGGATAAGATTGTTGGATTAATGGATTTCCCAGAAAGCCAAGAGATTAAGGAAAGATTAGAAAAATTATTACCACCACAATTACAGGATAAGCAGAAGAGCGATCCACAAGTCCTACAACAAGAATTGACAAAGGCTCAGGCACTTATTAATCAGCTATCTCAGACCTTACAGAATGAGACTCAGTTAGCAGATAAGGAAGCAATGAAGTTTAAGATTGCTACTCTTGAAAACCAAACGGAATTGATTAAACAGCAGAGAGGAATAGAGCATGAGGGTAATTTGACAGCTTTTAAGGCTGAGATTGCTGAGATAAAGGCGGCTTCTGACCATAGTAAGGCCCTATTACAACAGGTTCATCAGCATATATTAGATACTGGTGCTAGGGAACATCAAACTGCCATGGCTATAACACAAACTATGGCTAACAATGCTCTACAACCACAAGATGCACAAAATACACCCCAGGCACCTCAAAGTATACAAGGACAATAGGTAGAAAAGTAAAAATAAAAGTAATATATAAGAAAAAGTAAGAATATGTTATAATATATTAAAAGAGCATTTGAGTTCTCTTAAATCCTCATATATGGGACTTGATACCCCTAAATATCATGAGAAAGAATGAAGGAAATAAAGATGAAAGAAGAGTTGGATACAGTATTTGATATTCAGGATTTTAATAAGATCCTTGCTTCTGGGAAACAAGAAGAGGAGGAAATAAAGCCTACAGAAACAACCCAAGAAGTAGTAGAAAGCTCAGAACAAGAAGTAGAAAACTCAGAACAAGAAGTAGTAGAATCAGAGGAAGAGGTTGAAAATAAAGCCATTTCTGAAGAGGAAACAGAAGAGATAGAAGAAGGAAAAGAACAAGAACAAGAACAAGAAATAAAGAAACCAAAGTTTAATTCTCATCGTGATACAAAAGCAGAAAAACAAATAGCAAAATTAGTAAGAGAACGAGAGAGACTAAAAGGACAACTTGAAGCCACTCGTAATCAAATAAACCAGCCAGCCAATCAAGAAATTTTTATTGATTTAGATGCTCCAAATCCTCTAAATTATGCCAATGGTGAAAATGATATAGATTTTCGAGTTGATGCTAAGTTATATCAGAGGGATAAGCAAAAAAAGAACGAGAACTTTAAGGCTGTTCAAAAAGAAGTTATTCAGAAGTATGAAGATACATTAGAATTAATAGAAATGGATACTGAAAGAGCTTCTTCTGGTATTAAAACAGTTAGTCCCATGGTTATTAAGTTGATATATGACTCACCCGTATCTGGCGAATTATGGCATTATCTCTTAGCTAATTCTGATGAGGCAATTAAAATAGCACAAATGGATCCTATAAAAACTGCTCTTGCTATTGGTAGAATTGAGGCAAAATTGGAAACTGAGAATAAAGAAGGAAAAGAAGGAAATAAGGAAGGAAGTGGCAACAAACCTAAGAAATCTTTGCCAACTCCGCCAAATCCGGTAAAACCTACTAAAGCTAATACCACTGTTCAGAATAAAAATTTTGGCTTTACTTCATATTAAAATAAGTAATAAATACTAAGCAATAAAATAATAATTAACATAACTCTAACAAGGACAATAAGATATGATCCAGAATGTGTACAATAATCAAGCTTTTCTCACAGCTAAGGCTCTAAAACAGGTTAAGAACAACCTAGTTATGGTTTCCCGTGTAGCTCGCCGGTGGGATGGTGACTTTGCAGGCTCCTTTGCGTCAGCTAATGGTGGTCCAGCTGATGGTAAGATTGGCACAACTCTTAATATTAGAGCTCCGTGGTTCCCAAGTCTAAGAACCGGTGCTACTGCTTCTCCCAGTGCTTATGCTGATTACTTTACTCCAGTTTCTCTTCTTCAGCTAGGTGTTGACTATGAAGTTACTGTAGCTGACCAGACCTTAAATGTTGATGAGTTTTATAGCAACATTGTAGATCCAATGGCAAAGACACTCTATCAGAATATGGACTATGTTTGCTGGCAGGCTATTAATCCAGGTGTTCAGGGTGCAGGCTTTAATCAGTTTGAAGGTAAACCAGGAACTCCTCTAGCTAATACTCAGAACATAATGGATGCTTATGCTGTTATGCAGACTCAGGCATCTGTGTTTACTGATGATAAAATTAGTGTAGCTCTTAACCCACATACAAATGCTAACGTATGGCAGGGTATCTCAACTTTATTTAATCCCCAGTCAGATGCTTCAACTCGGTGGCGTAATGGTAGTATTGGCCATGTAGCTGGTGTTGATTACTGCACCACTGCTAATGCTCAGAGTCTAACTCTTGGCACTTGGTCTGGAACTATTGTATATACCTCAGGTGCTACTGATGGTGGCAACACTATGACTGTATCTGGTATGACTGGTGCTTTTGCTCCCGGTGAACATTTTACCATTAATGGTGTCAGTGCTGTAACTCCTATGGGTAAAGCTACTCAGTCAGAACTCAAACACTTTGTAGTAGAGTCTCAGGCTGGTTCTGTCATTACTTTCTCACCTGCCTTCCACTTAACTGGTCCTCTCCAGAATATTAATGCTCTTCCCTCTGGTAGTGCTAACATTAATCCTTGGGGCTTCTCTACTGCCTCAGAACTGACTGCCGGAACTGGTCAGATTGCTCGTGAAAGTCTTGTATTCCACGAAGAAGCTATTGCCTTCTGTATGGCTGATCTAATTGACACTTCTAATCTTGGTGGTGTTGCTGGTGGTAATAAATTCTCTGCTCGTATGAAGGATCCTAACACTGGCCTTCGTTGCTCTACTCTGTTCTGGCTGGATGGTTATAATCACAAGCTCATATTTAGACTTGATGCTCTTTATAATGCAGCTCCTTTACGGCAGGGTTTTGCTACAATTGTTGTAGAATAATTAAAATTAGATATAAAAAGGAAAAATAACATATGCCTATTACAACTAATACTCCCTCAACAGCCGTATCGCAGTTAACCACTGTTCTTACTACTGGTGCTTCAGTTGGTCTAAATGCCAACGATCCTATTACTTTTTATCTAGGTGGCCAGCAACTTGCTTCTGCAATGGTGGCTAACCAGTATTACACTATTCAGTTAGTTGGTGGTGTAACCTTTGGCTCTTACGGAACTCTACAGGCCGCTCCAATTGGCACTGGTGTAGCTAATACTGTTGGTGCTGTCTATCTTGCTTCTGGTCCTGCTACTCTAGTTGCTGGTCCTACAGGTGCTCAGGCCTCTTTTGCTAACAATGCTAGTGGTGTTGGTGTTATGACCATTACCACTGCTCCTACTGGTGGAACTGCTTTTCTTTTAGGTCAGGTAATTACTGGTGCTGGTCTTCCTGCTACTGGTCTTCAGGTTATATCTCTACTCTCTGGAACACTAGGTGCTCTTTCTTCAACCTATCTACTGAGTGGTGCTACTGGAACTGTTGCTACTGAAGCTATTACTATTTATCAGAACGCAGAAGTGGTTCCTGCTCCTATTGCTCAGAATAGTGTAATTTTACAGAACCCTAACTTTACTCCTCTAATTGCCTATGCTTCAGGAACTGCTGGTCTGGCTACTGGTGCAGCTATGCAGGCTCTTGTTCAGCAGGTTCAGGCTCTGACTAATGCTCTACTGGCTCTTGGTCTGATTGATGTATAGAGATTAATACTTTTTATTAATGTTAGTAGCCCATTAGAAATAGTGGGCTATTTTCTTGTTGTTTTCTTGCTATTATCTTTTAGTTATAATATAATATATGTGAGGCTTTCCTTGAATTTTCCTATCTTCCTTTATAAACGACATAGCACAGAGTATTTAAACTGTCCTTCTCAAGAATTTTTAGATGGTATTAGGGACAAAGAGCTGTGGCAAGAGACACCATGGCACGAACCTGAGAGAAAAACAGCGGAAGAAATGTCAAAGGCATATCCTAAAATGCTGGCTGAAAATGAGAAGTTAAATCTAATTATTAAGAACTTAGAAAAAGAAAATGAAATAAAAGACACTCAGATAGCTGATTTACGGTTAAAATTAAAGTTTGCTAAAAAAGGGCTATAACTCATGGCTATATCTTCTACCTCTAATTCTCCTGGTGCTGCCTCTCCTTCAGGCAAGTTAGTGGCACAGGATATAATTTTAGCTGCTTACTCCTTTCTGGGTATTTACGATACCACTTCTCCTTTAACTCCCTTTGAAACACAATTAGGTTTACAGTCACTAATTGACCTGCTAGACCAATGGGATAATCAGGATTTATCAGTATTCTCTACAACCCCTTATGTTTTCCCCTTTCAATCTGGTATACAAAATTACCAGGTTGGAGCTACTAATCGTTTTGTGTGTAATATACTGAACAATGTAATGACAGTAGTATCAGGTAATCCAGGGAGTATATCAGCTGGTGAAGTTCTTATAGCTCCTGGTGTTGCTCCTGGAACTACTATTACTGGTCTTATCTCAGGTAATCAATACGGCTTGTCCTGGACTGCTCCTATACCTATCACACAAGTTAATGCTGGCTTGTGTAATTTTGTTGCCCCTACTACTAATTATTTTAACACTTCTCCTGGTTTAGACTATAATTGGAATATACCTCGGCCAGTTAAAATAGATAAAGTAGAAATTCAATATCCTTCTGGTCTCTCTCAACCTGTCAAATTAGAAATTCCACAAGTGTCATTAGAGGTGTGGGCAAATTTACCACAGGATAATACAACCAGTCTATGGCCTACAATGGTTTACGATGATGCTGCTGATGGTTATAGAAATTTACGCTTCTGGCCTATTCCTGGTAATACTGCCAATTGTATATTATGGGTGTGGGACCAATTAGACAAAGTTGCTAACTTGAATGACACTGTATTTGCTCCTCCTGGGTATGCTATGGCATTAAAGTTAAGCTTAGCAGAACTATTAGAATTTCATTTTGAACGTTCCCTATCTCCTGACTTTCATTTAAAGGCATTAGCTGCTCGTTCTGCTATTAATAACATAAATGCCGATATTCCCAGTCTAAAATATGAGGGTATTTGGAGTAAATCATCACATTCAAATATGACCTGGGCAAGTCGTGGAAGAGTTAGACTTTAAAGTAAAGATAAAAAATAAGAA